CAACGACGACAACGACGACAACGACGACAACGACGACAACGACGAACATGACAACGACAACCACCCCCACGGACCCAATGGCTGCTTCCTACCAGTCGCTTTGCGCAGGGATGACCTATGAACAATTTATGAAACACCACATATCAAAACCAGGCGAAGCATATACACACACAAGGATTGGCGATAAAACGCTGAATGTTCATGGCGGTGTTTATACGATTCCGCCCGCGATTCTCCCCGTATTCTGGAAGAAATATTACACACACGTATTCGAAAATGGAAAGCAGGAATTCTTGACCGAAAAGCAGAATCCTGAACGAGGACTCATCGCCGTGGATTTCGATTTCAGGTATGAAACCAGTATTACCAAACGCCAACATTCAAAAGAGCATGTCTTGGACATGATTCAATCTTATATTCAAACGTTGGAAACCTTAGTGGAGATACCCAACGACGCAAATATTCCAATCTACATCTTCGAAAAAAGCGACGTGAATGAACTGGATGATGTCACCAAGGACGGGATTCACATGATTATTGGCGCCAACGTTGAACGCCCGATTCAGCGGATGTTGCGTTCGCGTATGTTGAAAGAGCTTCCCGAAATTTGGACAGACTTACCTATTACAAATTCATGGAATGATGTTCTCGATGAAGGAATCTCGCGAGGACACACTAACTGGCAGTTATACGGTTCGCGCAAACCCGGACATAAAGCGTATATGCTCAAGTATCATTTCGTGATGATGCGCGACCCAGATGATGACGACCATGAGTGGATGTGTCGAGAAGAAGAGACGTGTAAGTTTAAAGTGAAAGAGAATTTCGCAAAACTGTCGGTTCAGACCGCCCCCGCTGGAACACCTGGCGCGATTGATACCGAACACGCCGCATTCACCCTGCGACCAAACAACGCCGCACTCAAAGCCGAATATGATGCGATACACCGCGGCGCATCTGGTGGTCGAAATGGCGCAAATGGCGGGGCGGATGGTGGAAAACGAATCCGGCTTGTCGTGACGGGGGGCGGTGCGGGTGGCCTGTTGTCTGGCATGGGTGGCAGAGGAGGTGCCAACGGCGGCGGCGGCAGCGGAGGCGATGCTTTAATGGCACACAACGGCTCAATCATGATGGATAAAATCACGAATCATTCCGAACTCTCGATGGCGGTCGAAATCATGCTGAATATGCTTGAACCGAAGGAATATGAAATTCGCGAAACACATTATTATACGATGGCGCTTCCGTCGCAGTATTTCGACCCCTATGACCGATGGCTCCGCGTCGGCCTCGCACTTCACAACACGAGCGATAAGCTGTTTCTGACATGGATGCTTTTCAGCGCAAAATCCGCCAAGTTCGCATATACAGATATCATGAAACACTACGACACGTGGTGTGGTTTCCCATACAGTCCGGATGGTCTAACCCGTCGTTCCATCATGTATTGGGCGAAGAACGATTGTCTCGAAGAATACACGCGTATTCGGAATGAAACCATCGACAACTTCATCCATCAAACGATTTGTAACGAGACAACGAATGACGCATCGACGGATGTGGATCTTGCGACAGTGTTATACACGATTTTCAAAGACCGTTTCGTTTGTGTCAGCGTGAAAGACAATCAGTGGTATGAATTCGAGAAGAATCGCTGGGTAGAATGCGACCAAGGCAACTCACTTCGTGCGCTCATTTCGAAAGACATGCACGATATTTATACGAAGAAGCATCGCGAGATTATGGACATGACGTCTGGAATGGACCCTACCTGCGACCAATACACATCCGCACGCAAACGGTCGCGTCGTATCGTGGATATCTGCACAAAATTAAAGACGACAAGTTTCAAGAACAATATCATGCGTGAAGTCCGTGAGCAGTTTTATGACAAGGATTTCGAAGAGAAAATCGACACGCGTCCCGAGCTCCTGTGTTTCAAGAACGGTGTCATCGATTTCAAGACAAAGACGTTTCGTCGTGGTCAGCCCGATGACAATCTCTCGAAGACCACGAAAATCGACTATTTCCCGCTGGATACCGAACGTCATCGAACACAAATCGACGAAATCAACGAGTTTATGGCGCAGTTATTCCCGGAAGAGGAGCTTCGGACGTATATGTGGGAGCATCTCGCATCAACGCTGATTGGCACGAACCGCGAACAAACCTTCAATATTTATATCGGCGGAGGTAGCAACGGCAAATCGAAACTTATCGAGCTGATGTCGGCATGCTTGGGCGAGTATAAAGCCGTTCTTCCGATTACGGCCGTCACTCAAAAACGCGCGATGATTGGCGGTGCTTCGCCGGAACTCGCCGTTCTCAAAGGTGTGCGTTATGCGGTGATGCAAGAACCGACGAAGGGCGACCGTATCAACGAAGGTATCCTCAAAGAAATCACCGGTGGCGATGATATGACTGCCCGCGCCCTCTTCAAAAACACGATTACGTTTGTCCCGCAGTTCAAGCTTGTTGTATGCACGAATGTCCTCTTCGATATCAAGAGCAACGACGATGGAACATGGCGTCGTATTCGCTTGTGTCCGTATAAGTCGAAATTCTGCGAAGACCCGAAAAAAGACGACCCCGAAGAGCCATATCAGTTCCTTATTGACAAGAATCTCGATGTCAAAATCAAGACGTGGGTAAATGTATTCATGGCGATGCTCGTCAAGAAGGCATTTGAAACAGACGGAAAGGTCAGGACATGTGCTGCGGTGACTGCGAGTAGCAACAAGTATCGTAATACTCAGGATTATCTCTCGGAGTTTATGCGTGATAAGATTCGCGCGGCGGATGAAGATACATATATCAAGAAGACCGAGGTATATGAAGAGTTCAAGAAATGGTATATCGTTCAACATGGCAAGAATGTGCCGAAAGCCAACGAGTTATATGAATTCATGACGAAGAAGTTCGGAAAACTCTTGTCGAAAGGATGGCGTAAGTGTCGGATTGTCTATGATGACGATGACGAGGACGACGACGGCGAGCACGGGGGCGGCGGTGGCGGTGGCGGTGCCTACACCGAAAACGAAGAAGACGACTGATGCTGATGGCGCCAACACAGACGGTTAAGTCTTCAGTCGGCAGATTTCCAGAATCGCACATTCTTCAATCCCAAAATTTCACCGACTCGTGTGAGTCCATTCAATATCCACAACACAACCGGTAAGATGTATTTTGGATAAAGGCCAAGTAATATCAATATCAAAATATTGCGTTTGTCGTAAGCCCCGCTTGATGAAAAGAAATCACGCAACGACATAATGACAAAAATCGCAAATACCGCGTAATAAAGAAACAAAACCAAATCCTCGTAAAAAGAAAGACTATTGTATTCATCATAATCATAGAGTGCGTTCTGTTTATTCAACGCAATATTTTTCTTCTGATTTTCAAGGATGGCTTCGATGTCTTTCGGATCCAAAACATTCGTATTCTCGCGAAACGAACTTTTCAACTGAATATTGTAAAGTATATTCAATAACCGGTCGGCTCGGTCAAATTCGTTGTTAATCGTTGTAATATATTTGTCCTTTTCTTTATTTGCGTTGATACATCGCGTTCTGGCCTGAATCACGTCCGAACCACTACCTGGATGCGCTTGGTCGCAATTCACATAATATTCGGTCCATGGAAGAATAGTCGCACCACCCGCTTTTCCCTCATTCGCGACATCTGTGCTGCGGGTTGTATCATCATACGACGGAAGCCGCACATTCAATTTCATGACGGCGGGTATTGTTCCAGATGCGGGACTCACCACCGCTTGTTTGTTATTTTCGAGTTGGTCTTCATATGACGTCCCGTTATAAAAATCAAACCCCTCAATAAGTGAGCCCTGAAATTTCTCGCGTGTGGTTGTCGTCGAGCCAGAAGGTATCGTCGCAGGATATTCATCCACCGCTTTCTTATTCTGACGCACACGCCGATCCACCTCGATGTATTTATTCGCTTTCTCCAGTAATTCTGAATCGATTTTACTACACTTTGTTCGCGCAGTTTTCCAATCGCTATGCGCCTTATTGATTTCATGCGTTTGCGCCTTTCCATTCACGAGCGCCGTATATTTCACGCTGGTTTCTCGGACATCATTATCGCATTTGCGTTCGATATTTCGCGCATGAACCCATTCCGCATGAGCCAAGCTGAGTTCATATTTATCTTTCTCAGGCCCCGAAAACCCACCCTGCGATATAATTTGCCGGACTTTTGTCAGGTTTTGCTCCGAATCTCGTATCACTTCGTCGAGAGATTTATCATTGCCGCCCCCTCCACCGCGATTTGATAATTTCGTCGCCTCTCCGTCTGTGCTTACGGTTGTTCTCATTGATGCTTCACCGCTTTTTCCTTGTTCTAAAAGTGCGGGTTCAATCCCTTCCGCATCATTAAAATCGATACCCATAGACTACTATATTTGTTAGATTATAATTCAGAGTAAGCCCCCGAAGTATAGTCTTGCCTCGCCTCGCCTCGCCTCGCATCGCCTCGCCTCGCCTCGCCTCGCATCGCCTCGCCTCGCCTCGCCTCGCCTCGCCTTACCCGTCTTCACGACGGTATTCCCGTGATATTGATTCCCACTTCATTTACATCCTTCGATGATTTCACCTTAAGTTGCTTCGACCGAGTAGAAGAATCGCTGGGCGTTAGCGCCAGACCCGTAATCACGATATTGGGAATCACCTTTGTAGTAGCGTCGCTAACTCCTCCCGAAGCAACCGTCAAAACAAATGGCGATGACACAGAAGGCGTTCCAGTAAATCCAGCGCCAGATAATGCGGCAGATGAACCAGAAAACAGACCCGGCGGCAACGAAACCGTAATCGTGTCGCCAACAACCAAAGCAGTTGTCACTTTCAATGACAGCGTTAATGTGCCTCCTGCCGCGCTCGCCCATGCTGCGGTTCCGCTCAATCCAGGCACACTCGGAATACATTTCTTTCCAGCATCACTCCATGAAGTTCCGACATCGCAGCATCCAGGTCCATAGCACGGCGCCATTCCCATTCCCATTTCTGAGAGATTTGCGGGGTCACTATTCTGTTGAAGAATCTGCTTTCGGTTCATTTCATCCTCGTTAAAGTTCCAGTCATATTTGTCAAAGTCATGGTCGTTACGACGAATGATATCAAATACCTGCTTTCCGACAACGATACCTCCCAACGTAAGAACGAAGATAACGCCTAAAGTGCTAATCGACGCCGGAATCAGTTCTTTGGTCCGCAATACGGCCAATACAATCAAAGCAACCGAAATAAATATAATGTTCTTCATGACCTCGGTATTGGCTTCATAATTCTTCGTGTAATACGTGTTGATTTGCGCCATACGACGTTTATTCAAATTATCCTGTTTCAAAGAATTTGCGTTTTCAGCGGCACGGGCTTTCTCGCTCTTGATAAACTGGATTGCGGTTCGTTGGGCTTCATACAATGCTTCAGAATCGAAGACTTGACCTGCTTCTTTCACGGTGCCATAGGTCGATGCCAATAAAGTGACCAGCGCCGACCTCGCTTTCAATAAGTTGGTTCGTTCAGCATCCGTCATCGCAGTTCCGCCAGTTGTAAGACGGGTATTGATATCGTTGATCGCGGCTTGGATTTCCGCGGTTGTTCCTTGGTATGGGCTTGAATATTGAGATGAACCCGATTCAGCAGCGAGTATTTTAAAATCTCTCGACTGAGCTGATTCACCGTTCGACGGAGTAACTGTAAATGCGAGTTTGCTATCCGCCTTTGACCCTGGGTAAATCGTCACATTTTTTATGGTGATGCGGATTTTAGAACCGGCTCGGATGGTTGCCGAGGGTGTGAAAGTAATCGGGCTTCCGCTGCCGCTCGGACTCAACGTAGCGGATGTAGTTCCGCTGACAACAGCTGCGGTATAATCACCATTAGACGCGAAATTTGTGCCAGTAGTCACGTCGGCGGCAGAAGCAGCAGCGTTGCCAGTCCATGACAATTGAATATTCTGCGACGTCGTCAAATCACGTTCCAACGTAGCCACCAGATACAATTCTGCTGTAACGTTGGAACCACCAGTAGCATTACGCCTCAACTGCGTGCTTGTCTCCGTCGTAACTGTCATGCCTTCGACATACCCCCGACGAAACAGATAATCTTTGAATAATTTCCCAGCACATACAACGATCACCGCGAATAATGCGACCAAGATTTGATTTTTTTCACTTAATTGATATGCCATATGTATAACGAGTAATGTTACAATCCATAAATACTCGTTATATTATTATTTCTTTTTACTCTTCAACGCCGATGCCGAGCTCCCCTTGCGCCCACCACCACCACCACCGCCGGTTGTCGGAGCCGCCGTCTGGCCGCTAGAACTACTCATCATCGACGACGCGGCCGAGCCTGCTTGGTCGATTGCGTTTGAAGCGGTCTCTTTCGCTTTATCTACCATCGCAGACGCCCCTTCAATCGCCCCCGCCGCCATTTCATTCGCTGAATTAACTAAATTGTCGGCACCTTCGGTGATACCCGTCGCGATGCTTGCGCCTGTTTCTTGAAGTTGTTCGCCGGCGGAACTCAACGCGGCCTTTACATCCTGAGTGCGATCGGGAATATCGCTTGTTGATACGCTTTTTACGCCGAACCAAGCGAGGATTGTTGCTAAAAGTCCGCCGCCAGCATCACCTCCGTCGGCGCCCCCATCGTCATCCACGTCGTCCTGCCCAAACATTTCTTTCAACTTCAAAAGCGCCAAGACCGCCAATATAGCTAAAACGCTCCAAAGTATGAATTTATAGGATTCAGAGATGAGATTCTTGTTACTTTCTTCTGTCATCGCAATCAATCGTTCGCGCTGATATTTTGAATTCGCGATTCTCTTCAAACTATCCTGAACACCTTTCATCGCTTCTCCATACGTCGATGAACTGTCCTCACTTTGAACTGTCATACCTTCTGTCGTGTCCGACGGCGGCGGTGCTTTAATCGCGGTTTGATTACGATATTCGGTTGTTTTTTTTTCTGTTTCATCAAACTCTTTATCGATCGCACCAAACATCGATTTTAAGTCGGTCGGCGCGAGTGTGCCTTTTTTCGGGACAATATGTCGAAGATTACATTTCGAACTGGATGACATCGAACCCGTATCAGGATAATGCGAATATTGTGCGCTGTCAATCATTTTATAAACGTCGCCGCTGCCACCGCTGCCACCGCCGACCTTACACGTCTCATCGCTGATACTGCCGTTGATGGTTGGCACTTTCAACATCAACTGCTTCGTCGGGTCGGCCACACGCAAACCAACCGGATACATTTTCGCACGGTCTTTCAGTTCGCATTTTCCGTCGGCGCCAGCACTTCCCTTGGTATAAACAAAACCGCCACATTTTTCATCCGCATCACACATACCGCGGCATTTTTCAAATGAAGCAGTCACGCTTTCACCGACAGGCATTGTGCGCAAACGACGCGCGAATTCTAATGTTTTCGGGAATGTATTCGCATCGACAGAATACACTTCAAGATCTCTCAGCGTATATTGTTGATACGTATAACGGCTTCGGCCAAACGGTGCGCGTCCATCACTCGTTGTAAATGTATATGCGTTATTATACATATTTTGTCCCCAAATATAGAGGTCGTGCCCACCACCAAAGGTCGGATAATAGCTGGAATTCATATATGTCGCATATATACCTGACCCCCAAACTCCATTCGTAGAAGGAAATTTCGTGGTTCCGTCATACAAAAATGCGGTGGTATCATGCTGATAATTAGATATACTCGACGACCAACTTAAAGAAGTATAAGCACCGAGAACGCGGCCGTCGGTGAGAATCGCGCGGGTATATGTCGCCCCCTTATTATCGCATCGTTGATGAAATGCGGCCTGAGACCATCCATCGCGACTTGCCTTATAAAGAAGATTGCTGGCTTCGCTAAAACTGCCAGGTGTGATTTCTTTGAGACTATACGAGCTTTCGGCAGAGCGTGTATCATAACCGCCCAGGTTCAGATAGGTTGCTGGGAGTGTATTGCCTTTTTCGTCCTTTGATGGCGGCATCATCGAAAGTGCCGACGCGGGGTAGTCGTGTCTCTCGCCATTATGGTCGATATATGCGATGCGACCGACATAACCGCGACCGCCACGCCCGACTTCATCCACGCCGGTTGGACCGCCCGTTTTGAGAGAATAAAGTGCGACGGAACGCTCGATTTTGGTGCGCGATTGCGGATTATCGTCCAAAAATTCGTATCCTTCCGTGCGCTTACATTTTTCGACGTATTCACTTACAGCATTACGTTCTATTCCGTCGGCATTACGACTATGAAGATGGTTTAGCCAACCTTTAAAGTCTTGTTTGCTGTATCGATACAGTCCGCCATATGCCCACCATCCGTTCCAGTTATTCGGATAACATGTACCATCACCCACATGATGATAACCTTTGAATATACAACGGCTTCGGGTCGTATGGTCACATTCCGGGTTAGGTGGGTTCAGCGGAACTTGAATCTTGGCGTCCTTTCCGTATAAACGTTTTAAGTTTGATGTTGTATATGATTTCAAAAAACCGTCTTCATCTGCCTCGCTGTTTGACACCGCGTGGCATTTTCCACCCTTTTCATCGATGGTCATGATTCCGTTGATATTCGGCTTTCCTGAACCGGTATATACCCAGCAACCGCCGCGATTATTCGGCTTTCCTGGTTCCGGCGCACCTACAAGAAAATAAGAACTACCCAAATCTTCCGCACGACGCTTACATTGCGAAATCGACGCCTCACTTAAATCGTCCTGAAATGTAAAACCGCGGTTGGCAAGGTCGCTGTCTTTGACGTTATCACCGAGAAGATAACACCCCATTTGAATCGTATCAACACCCGAACCTGGAAATTGAAAATCCGCGGAGGGGCGTTCTTTGACATACACATTTCCGCGTTCATTTCCGCATGAAAAGATGCCTCTTCCGCCAGGTGTGTTTCGCGGGTCACGCACAGAGTCGTTTATCACCATAAAGAGCGGGTTCGTTCGTGCGCTATCTGTGTCGGCATAGACCAAGTCATATGGTTTGATATCGTCCCATTTTCCGGCAATTTTAATTTTTTGCGTAGTACCAGATGGAGCGGGACAGCCAATGACGCCGGTATTTTGCTTCATTTTGTCGGTTTGAAGCCAATTGGCAGGATTGGATGACGGAGAAGCAGGAACATGCCATATTTGAAATACACCGTCTTTCGTGATATAGCCGTATTTCGTGATTCCAGCTGCGTCAGTGACTTCAACCCAATTTTGGCGCCGGTTTTTGTCATCTCGTTCGATAAGTTTTATGATACCATCGACCTTTTTGATATGACTTAATTCTTGTTCGGTATATTTTTTATCCTCAGCAGCCTGACTATTTATAAAATTGGCTTGGCTCGTTTTCCCATCGCCGCCAATACCGGTAGAAGGGTCGGCGGGGGTTGATGCACCTCTGGAACCAACAAGCCCCTCTTTGATTGAAAAGACCTCTCCGACCAAACCTTGAATCATGTTTTGAAACTGCGCACCGATGCTAAGCGACGCTCCTGCGCCTCCGTCTGCCCCCGCACCCGCACCCGTTCCGCCATCATCATTCGGTGGATTCATGACCTGCTGCGAAGCCAAGAGCTGTTGTGTCTCTTTCGAATGCTGTAGATGCCCTGATTTCAAACTCGCATTTTTTACTAAATCATTCGAATTTTGATGAAACATTATATATAGTAATAATGATAATACTATATATACCTGCGAATATTTTTGTAGAAAGAAGACGGCTTACTACGCCCCCCCCGCGTCATCGCCATCCATCACGGATTGAATGTTCTTCATCCCAGCATCAAACTCCGCAAAAAACGACTTGAATGTCGCGTAAAAGAAAATGATAAATAGTAGCAAAAATGTTACACCCACCCACCATAATTGACCAGTCCAAAATGCGGGGTCGGTGATATAGCGTATAATCATCAATATATTTCCTTTCATATCCCAACCAAAAGACGAGATAATAAAAACGATAACCACGATTGCGACAATCCACCAATTTGTCCACCATCCCCAGCCGATATACTTGCGAAGATTATCAATCTGTTCAATCAACGACAACTTGGATGTGTATGAGCCATATCCAATAATCACCGCGATTGTAATCACAATAAAAAAAATAAACCGATACTTTCTTGCGCGTAAGGTCGTCTGTTCATTTATTTCGGCATAGACATTACCCAATTCTTTGCGTTTATTCACTAAATTATAGTCTGAAGTAATTCCGCCGACCGCATCATTCATATAATCGTTGATTTTGCTGATAAGCTCATTCGAACCCGCGGCGGATGCGACCAACGTATTCAATTCATTATTGATACCAGCATCTGATTCGGCGGTGATTTCTTGTGTGAGCGAATTCACACGCAATTGAAGGTCGTATAATTTCGCGGCTTTTGCGACGTTGGTATTCACCGTATCTTGACTCGCCCCGCTCGGTTTAATTCCCAGTTTGGTATAAATGTCGTTTGTTTTCCCCGCGCCGCCATCACCGTTGCCGACCATGAAAGCGTAACCCGCGGATTCATTCGAGTCATATGACGCCGACGCCGGCGCATCAGGCACAAGCCCGTAACACAAGTTGTCCCATTTGGGTTGTCCGACATTTACACCAGTATTCCCAGTATAAACCACCTTTTTAAAGATGCGAGGGTCATTCGCCGCGAGATTCCAGCATTTTTGCGCATTTTTACGAAGTGGGTTGCTTTCACTCGATGCTACTGGTGTAATCTTTCCAATGTATTTCCAAAATTCGGCATAATCTTCACCGGGTGAAGCAACAAGTGGTGTTTTCGTGTTTGAAATCGGGTTTTTATCGAGTGTAAGATTGTATCTGTCAAACGTATTATCGTCATAATTTGTATCGGTGCTTACGGCGCCACTTACATCCATCGATAGCTGGTTATATTCCCCCTGAATCGCTTTCAGCTCCGCCATCTTTGTAAGAAATCTCGAATAATCGCCCATATTTATTCTATGTTATATGTGTAATAACCGATACATATTATGTATATTATTATAATTATTATAATTATTATAACTTATACCATGGTATATACTGAATCTGAATCAGTTCGCGTGACACTCACATCTAAATCATATGTATATGAGAAGTAGTAATATACCGCGAATATAATAATAAGCGACATGATAACGATGCCCAGTAATGAAACACCGCCGCCGTTGCTGTTGGATGAGTCATCGACATTACCGCCGCCACCGCCCCCAGGCGAAACAAAGAAAAATGCGAACTTGAAGATTGTCAAGATGGCGACCAGTATAATAAAACACCAAAATACATAAACCGCAGGATAATAATAATTGCCGAGAAGTTTCTTAATTTGAGCTAAAATATCATCGTCGAGTGATGCCCATTTTTCAGCGAACGTTTTCTCTCGTTGAATGATAGTCGTATTGGCGGCGTTATTCAGGATGTTTTGATTTTCCTTCTTGATTTCCGCGACGGTGTCATCGATTTTCTTCTTAATATCCGCTAGTTTGGAGTTGATGGTGGGGCTCACACTTGCGCGAAAACATTCGCTATCGGGTTTCATAGGTGCGTCTTCCGCAGTCGGAAGCGAATTATATTGATTTGCGGTAAGTGTGATGGGCTCGCCAACCACCGCCGTAAGACAACTGGAGTGACGTTTATCCGGCCATACTCCCGCTTCATAGACGTGTTTCTTGCCTTCGAAATCGACCCACGCATACTTGTCTTCTGACGATGTCAGACCAGGTAGTTTCACATTTCTGGTGGTGATACACGGGGTATATCCTTTCATATCATAACTTGCTAAGTCGGAAAATTTGCTAAACCCGCCCCCCGCACTTCCACCACAAATATCCACAAATGAAGCGGATGTTATTTTAAACGGGTTGGCTGGGTCATCGCTAGGGAGTGCTTCGTTGCGTGTAATCGCGGGACATGTCTTGTCATCATACAGCAGGACTGACGATACATCCTTATAACGATGAGTATAACCAAATGAATTCACGTAATAAAAAGCTGCACTTGCGTCGCTTCCGGTATAAGATAAATCACGCACCAATTTATTCAAGTATTGACTATTGGTTTGAAGAAACCTAGAACGCGTGAGTAAGTCTTCGGTGTATAGACGATACTGATTGGTATAATCCGTCGTAAGTTGGCTTAATTGTTTCTCAAGGTCGAGTAGTTTTTGGCTTTTTCCAGCGCTTGTCGTGCCGGTCGTAGTTGCGCTTACTGTGTCGGCGTTCGTGAGACCTTCTTTATAGGAAACGACGGCTCCGCCATCCGCGCTACCCGAAAGCAGCACACGTTCCGTGAATGGCTGAATGGGGTTCTTATTTAAATCATATCGACCATATTGTAAAAGGTCGCCTTGAAGCAGATTCATATTCAAAGATGTGCCGGTAAGTGAGCCCATCATGCCTTCCTGAGATGTTTTTTTTCGGCTGCCGCTGCCGCTGCCACTGCCGCCGCTGCCACTGCCACTGCCACTGTCCTTGGCGTATTCGGACATAAGAGACGACATCGCTTTATTCAGATCATCATCATTTTGAAGTGCCGCACCTTCCTTGATCGCAGTATGCTTATTATCAAAGTTGTCGAGAGATTGTGGTGTGGCATTCGGAAATAGTGTTCTTTTTTCATCGATATCCATTATATACAGAATATTCAGTACGTTATATATACTGAATATTATAACATCGAGTATAACGCTCGCCGCATCCCGCATCCCGCATCCCGCATCCCGCATCCCGCATCCCGCATCCCGCATCCCGCATAGGGTTTATCTGGTAGATAATGAATACGGGTTATTCGCAAATACACCTGTAACACGTGAGCGTCCGCTACGACCGAGACCAAGTCCGCCAAAACGACTAAATATTCCACTACTGGCGCCAAGACCAAATCCGGTGAATAGATTTCCGAAGAACCCGCCACCTCCGCCGCTGTCGCTGCCCAGACCGCCACCACCGAATGAAAAATATTTTCGCACAAGTTGTGTTCCTACTAAAAATATACCCACGACGATTAAAATCAAGTTCAGAAATTTCTCTCGGTAAATCTCATTCTCTCGACTTGCGATGGTTTCAAGCGTGGTTTGTATTCCCCGACGTTGCGCATATTTTTGTGAGATGTCGGCCGTGTTCTGTGCGGTCTCTTTCGAACCAGTCATTCCCTTTATGATTTTATCAATCTCATCTTCAAGAACATTATTTACATTCACGAGACCGTATATTCCTTTAAAACTGTCGGGGCTATTCGTTATGCTGGTTTGTTGGGCGGCGGCAGGCTTCCTATAATTTTCGGTTGTGACTCCCGCGTTATACACTCCGTTCATGATGGCGTGAATTGCTGTTCGATAAACTTGGTCATCTTCTGTTTTCGGCGGATTCGCAGAAAGCATATTGTTAAATCGCCCACCGTTGATTTCTGATCCATCGCTCGATTCACCGAAAAATGTGGATGAAATTTTGGGTTGTTTTCGAAGATAAAAAGATGGATGATTTATGATTTGACTACTATCACTTCTTGAAGTATATTTTTCTGTACATTCGCGGTGAAGACTGTCAAGGATTTTGTTGGCGGTGCATACCAGTATTTCTGTGTCTGAATTCGCTATTAAATCTGTATTCCCGCTTGATTGAATTCTATATTTTTCACCATTATTACACTTCATCGTTATTTTGCGATAATACTACTATATTATCGCAATAAAAAATAATGCCCCAGTGTCGTCGCTGGCTTTAATTCGCAACACAATACCTGTAAAAGTTGCTCGTGACCGACGTCTTGCTAGACCGTGTTATTTTACAGATTTGACCCGGACGCAGTCCAATCGCAAGAGCAACGGGGTCATAGCGCGAAATGCTCGGCATCTGTTTCGTATCGGTGATATTGTATTTCTTCAAGACTTCCTCTTGTTCGGTTTCGGTGAGAACGACGTGTTCGGGGACATACTGGTGTTCAAGGAGATTGAATTGAAGACGGTCGAGAGAATGAACAACGATGAAAATCCGGTCTTTTTCCCAAATCTCATTAAGAATACCGACCACCGTGTCATTCACTTCCTGTTTCATGACGATGATGAGTGTATCCGTGGGTTGAAGAACTTGTTCGATGTAATACAAGTCATCAATCATATGGTTGATATTCTCTCGACGAAGTGTTTTGGCTAAATAATACTTGACATAAACCTTTCGTGCGGGATGAATATCCTTTTCCGTCGTTAAAAGCATATCCAATTGATTGTTGGTGTGCATGGTCTGGACTTCTGCCACGCCGTAATCGGTATAATTCGATACGTCCATTCCTTGTCGAGCAAGCAATTGAAGAAGAATATTTCGGGATTTGAATAAGGCAGAAACGGTTCCGCTGCTCACGTTGGCCATAATGAATAATAATGATTCGAAGCTACTATATAATAATAACAAATCTTTATTATTCAATTTTACATGCGGATTGAAAATGTCTTCACGCCTTGTGCGTTGGGTTCATTCGTTTGTTGCTGACCGGTGCTGCCGCCGCCCAGTTGTTGCCCCCCTTGTTGTGCTGAGGCCGCATTGGGTTGGCCTCCAAGTTGTGCTCCCGCCGCTGCTGCTGCCGCCGCCGCCGCTGCCCCCGGACCCTGTTGAACCGGCATCATCCCCGCCATCGGCATAGTAGCCACAACTGGTATATTCATCGTTGGAAGACTGCCAAGGCCTACACCACTACCACCGCCACCGCCACCGCCAGTCATCAACCCAGACATAGGTGTAATCGTTTCAGTAACATGTTTCGATGATACGCCATACTTTGAATTCAAGTAATTCTCGAGGACAGCAGAAGGGATTTGAGGGATAAATTTGCCGCCGCCGCCACGTTGTCTGCCGCCGCCTTCAAACATCGAACTGTAAGCCGGCGATGATGGTGTGCGCGGTGTAAAATCGTCAGTTTCAGGTATATTTTCGTCATTCTCTCCATACTTTTCAAGCATCTTCGCATTAAACGACCCGACAGCACGACGCACTTCATCGGCTTGTTGTTGTTCATCCGGCTCCCCCTCAGGTGTAAAGATACTTGAATACTTGGGAGATGATGGAGCATATGTTCGACGTTGGCGTTCTTCGTCTGCTTCCATCTCTCGTTTCATCTCTCGACGCACCGAATCTAACTTCACGCGTTCATCCGCCAATCGTGTCATCTGAACTTTCAGTCTCTCCTCCTCCGCAATATTACCTTCACGCTTCGCACGCGCGATTTCATTCGAAACCCTTTGTGTCTCTCGCTCATTTTCGGCAAGACTGCGTTCATTCTCGTCTAACGCAATCTCGTTTTGTGACTTTACTACGGATGATTGACTTCTCACCATTTTGCGCCGAGCATACTTGTCCATCAACGAAATAATCGACGTCACCCAATTCATCGGCTTACGCGTGGCACGTAATTCTTCGACCATATCACTTGGCGATATCGGTGTGTCATCTGGATAAACAAGCATCTCTGATAACCAGCCATCCGGATAACGTGTGGGATAATCACCCGCCCATTGACGTCCGCTAATTGACCATCTCTCGGTAGGCTCTCCATTTTTATCCAAGATAACTGACTCAAGAACGAGGTCTTCGCTATTGACATCGCTGGATGTAATCGTCGGTATTTTGCCGCTTCTGGCTCTACCACCGTCGGCAGCCTGTAATTGCCGAAGAACGTCCGCTTTCAAGGCGAAACGCCAGCCTAAATTTCGAATACTTTGTTTGGTATCAATATCAAGGTCGGGAATGATTTCATCGATGCGTTCATCGGGGTCAAATTTTGTGGTAGAACTTGCGGCAGACCTTAATTCTTGTACCGACATACGTTGTTCTTCCTCTTCTTGTTCGCTGCGGCTTGGTAAATACACGCGGCTTCCGATTGTGGCTTCTTCATCCTCGTCGGCGGCTCCGTAGCCCACGGCTGGCACTCCACTCTTTGCCGCCGCATCCGCCGCCATTTTTCGCATATCGCGCGGTTTCAATCCCGCCGCCAGACGATTTCTCTCGATAATATCATCCACACCCATCGCGCCCTTGCCATCTTTCAAAACGCGATACACATTCTTTGAATACGACATACTCGGGAGTTGGTCGATATTGTCCTCCGTAATAATACGCATCTGAACATTCATCACGATGAGTTCCTGCATCAACAGTTTCAGGCAATACGGAATACGCACGATACTAAACGAACGGCCAAACTTCGTCATATGAATCACACTTGCGCCGCTACCGCTTCCTGACGTCGCAGCATCAGTCAAATTCCCCGAAAACTGGATGGGACCATCCACCATCGGGCTCATAAACAAATTCTGCGTCGGATTGTATATCGCAATCATACCCGACTTGTTACATACCGCCATATAATATTCATCACCACGCACCATAAGTGACTCATTCAAGAAATGTGCGGCACCGTGGCCTAATATACCATCACGCTCCATTTCACCGACACGAAGACCACCGTCATTTGCGCGACCTTGAACCGTCTGACGTGTAAGTTGGGTGCGCGGTCCCTGTGAGCGGTAATTTATTTTATCCTTCACCATTTGCTTCAACCGCATGTAATACGTGGGTCCGATATAAATGTCGCTCTTGATTTGCTCGCCCGTCATTCCGTTGTATAGAACCTCAGTTCCCGAGGAATGAAACCCGTATTCAGTTAAAACGGACCCGAATGATTCGTGTTTTGTCCCGTTATTGGTATAAGCGGTACAGTTGCCGAACCCGCCATGAAGCACACACGCCTTCCCCATAAGTGACTCGATGAGTTGTCCAATCGTCATACGTGTTGGAATTGCGTGAGGATTAATAATAATATCGGGTCGAATTCCGTCCTTTGTGAATGGCATATCCTTTTCTGGAATAATAAGACCACAGGTGCCCTTCTGACCGCAACGTGAGCAGAATTTATCGCCAATCGACGGAAAACGTTCCTCGCGAATTCGGACTTTACCGATGCGAAACCCGGTCTCACCCTCTGTCATAAACGCTTTATCGACGAAGCCGAGCTGGCCTTTCTTTGGCATGACCGACATATCGCGCATTTGTCCGCCGTCATTATGAATACTGACCGACCCCATTCCGATGACGACTTTCTTGTCATCCATCTCGGTGTTTTCGCGAATAAGACCGTGTTCATCGAGGTGGCTATAATCGTAGCCAGGTTTAATGCCAATTGCGCCTTCTTTTTGGATATTTGCGAAACGGGTGTCGCGTGTTGCTCCACGGACACTGCTGCTTTCTTCCCGAGCTTCATACATATTGTAATACGTGATACGGAACATTCCGCGCTTCACTGACGCCTCGTTGAAAAGAATCGAGTCTTCTACATTATACCCGTTGAACGACATGATTGCGACGATTGCGTTGAATCCGCATGGATGTTCTTCGTGATTGATGAGGTCGAGGTAGCGGCTCTTTATAATAGGGACTTCGCCGTTATTGATGACGACGCCCATCTTATCGATACGAACTTGATAGTTGCTGTGGTATAGTGATGCGGCTTGCTTGGCTTGACCGCATCCGAATACATTACGAGCGACAGGATTATTTTCTGGGAAACAGATTTGGTTGCCCATAACTCCCATTAGGAGAGATGGGTGAATTTCAACATGGGTGTATTGTTTGCCGTCACTGGAAAGGACACGTGCGCGATAACGATAACTGCGGCGGCGACTGCGGCTGCGGCGGCGAGCCGGACTATGCTGCCCGCTATCGCTCTCGCTTTCACTCTCGCTTTCGCTCTCGCCGCTGTTGCTCTCGTCGCCTTCGCCGCCGCGGTTCTTTTTCTTTTTTCCCTCTTCCCCCGGAGCAACCGGTCTTTCGAACTTATGACTCATCGAAATGAGCGTAGATTCGGTCTCCGATGTATCGATGTATTCAATAATTGCCTGTGTTGCCTTCAAGCGTCGGAAATCTTCGATGGTATTCACGCGTGCGACATCTTCGCTGACTTGTTGTTTCGCAGCCAACGCCGAAGTATCATGAGCCCGACCATATAACTCGTCAATCGTATAATAATTACAGTGCGATGGATTAAATGTTGGGTCGGATTTCGCAGTAAATCCAGTTGTCATCTGCTCCCATGACGCCTTCCCGGCACGTATCATCTCCAGGATTTCGTCCTTGTCATAACTTGGGCGGCCGCTATCTTCATCGATGTAAAAAATCGGCCGGCAGAGACGTCCAGCGTCCGTATATACATGGATTTCGTTGTTTTTGATATCCCACTGGCAACTAATATAAATCGGGATAAGCGCATTTCGGCGATGGAGGCGAATCAAGCGCATCGTTTCTTCGGGTCGCGTCACTGCACCAACCCACGTTCCATTGACAAATACCTTGGTGGTATAATAAAGGAACATCCGTGTGCATTCTTCGAGAAGCTGCATTTTCACAACTTCGCGCAACCATTGCATCATCGGATACGCCGAGCACTGATTCGTCACCCGCGTTCCAAATGCGAGATGTTTATGAAACCCAATATTCGCACCATCCGGTGAATCAACTGGGTCAATCATTCCCCACTGTGATCCGTGAAGCATACGAGGTTTGGTGACTTTCGCGCTGCTATCCATCGGCAGGTTGATTTTACGAAGATGCGAGAGAAACGAATTATAGGACAAACGATTGAGGTCTTGGATGACCCCGATTCGTTTCGTGTGGTCGGTCGCACCCCAATTTCCTTTAAATGCCTTCTTGAATCCATTTTCAACGATGCGTTCGCGGAAGAACTCCTGATAATTCATTTGGATGAGGCCGACAAAATTCTTCTCGTATTTCTTCGGGTCTTTGAAATATTCGCGGTCCATTGAGAGACGGATATGATGTTGTTGAAGCGCATAATATTCCTTGAAGAGGTCAAAAATCAGCGACCCACTCAACTCGATACGCTTGAATTTGAAACTGTCGCGGTCGGTGGGCGGGTCGAGTTTGAGAGATACGCGCAGTAATTTATAGACCATATTTCCAAGGAAATACGCCTTCTGGATATAATTCGTCTCCCCTACTTGTGGTAAGAAATAGTTCATAAGAATATCATGGACTTGCGGAATCGTCTTTGACTTCGTGAGTGTGGCGATGAATTTGATTGCGCCTTCTTGTGTGAATACCTTATTGGCGTCATGAATCGACGGGATGAAATGGTCGAGGAGTTCGGCATTTTCATCGAGGTCGAGCAGACAGAACTCTAAAATATCACGGTCGGAGAGAACACCGAGCGCACGCATCACGATGAATAAAGGGACGGGCGAACGCACATTCGGGATATTGACGACGATTTGCTTGTTTGTAAGGAGGGTGGTGGGTGCGACGATACGAACTGACAAGGTGCGTTCGGGTTTGGAAGCATCCTCGCTTACGGTGCGAATATCGGCGGCATGCGTATATACATTATCCTCGTTGTTTTCGCGGATATAAAGCATATTGTCGGCGAATTTCTCTTGCGATATAATCGTTTTTTCCTTGCCGTCGATGATGAAATAACCACCGTAGTCGTTTTTACATTCGCCCATATAGAAACGGGCTTTCGGTTCAAGACCATGGAGAATACAGAGGTTGGACTGAATCATGATGGGGAATCTACCGAGAAGAATTCTCTCGAGAGTTGCGGTTGTGACCTCGATACGACGGCCGCTGCCGCCCACTGTATCATCCGGCACCGCAATCTTAAATACGACATCTACGTCATAATGGATGGTGGTTCCATACGTCATATTACGCAACCGGGCTTCATTCGGAAACATATAATGCTCACGGTCATCATCGTAAATAATCGGTTTGCCGAAATAGACTTTATCGCCATTCTTTCCACCTAAATACAATTCGCAGCGTAGATTGAACTCTTGTGTATCGGGGTCCTGCTCTTTTTGAAGAATGATGGGATTTCTCTCGCGAAATATCTTGAAGATTCCTTTGCCGAAGAAATCGTTATATGAATCGATATGATGACGGACCATCATTTGCGGGTCATCATCAAATAACCGCTGGATAACTTTCCATGGTAATTCGGGGTCAGAATCCATTTTACTAAAAATAACGGCTTCTCTACTATGTATTCGTTATTATTATTTATGTGTGTTACAATAGTAATCGATAATAAATGATAATAAGCAAGCTTACATCGTCGTCGCACCTTTACCTTCGGGTGCTTCGACGTGAATATGATTTGCGGTGCCTTCGCGTGCCGCGCACTTTTCGTCTGGATGTTGATGTCATTTTTTTATTCTTCTTCCTAAAAACGCGCGACCTGCCTCCTGTTTTTGTTCTTGTTCCTTGTAAAGTCGTTTGCATCATTTGTTCGTTCCATTCGGATTTGCTTTTAACAGCTCCAAATGCTTTTTGCGGTGTCATTTGGCGCATCCTAATCTTAACTAATAAATCTTGTACTTCTGGCTTTTTCAATGCTTCTTGTAAGCGTTTCATCTGTTCTATTTTTTCGTTTCTTACAGATTTTTCTATTCTTTTACGGTGTCGTTCTGCGGTTTGAGCTGCGTTTTGTTTCCGACTTTCACTACGTTCTTGGTCGTCAATTTCATGTTGTTTTCTTTCGTTCAGGTCAGCTTCTAATATACGTGATATATTAGTTAGTCTATTAATATT